CAGCGGCTACGGCTACGGCAGCGGCTACGGCGACTGCAACTAATATTTTTTATGTAGTTTGACACAAAATGTAATTTGTGACGAGTTATGTTGGACGAGCAAGAAGCATTTCACGCTGCAATCGCTGGCTTGATGCGAAACTTTCACTCCCGGAAATGGGGGTGGAAGCATCACTCTGGCGACAAATCAAAAGTAACTGACTGGGGCAATCACATCGAATCGGCGATGGCCGAGGCTCTGGTTGCTAAAACACTAAAGATGTTTTGGTACCGTGTCTCAGACGAGCCGTGGAACTATGCGGATGTTGGCCCGTATCAGGTACGGCATACGATATATTTCGATGGCGGATTAGCGATTAGTCCGAAGGATGATGATAATCAGATTTTTATTCTAGTAGTTGGTGCGTTTCCTCATCAGTCAATAGTTGGCTGGCAGTATGCAAAAGACTGCAAAGTAAAGCGGTATCATCGAGAAGAGTTTGGGGTCTACATCGTTCCGCAGGATGAATTAAACAAGGGATTGCCAGCATGAAAATGTATACGAGCCATGTAATTAATGAAGGCCGCTGGAGTGTTAAGCTATGGATACGGCGCTCGGTAGAATATCAATGGGAATATGAGCCAATGCCAGATATCCGCCGATTGATTGAAGTTAATTATGATGACCCTATTTCTACGGTAGCCCAACTTTTACTCGAAACAGTTTTAGGCTGTGAAAAGGTGGAGGTGGCAACGCTATCAGGGCAGGGTTTATTTTTGGAGAAGTAAGATGAGTAAAACACTTGAAGAATTGGCAGAGGAATATGGAAGAAGCGAGTGGCCTATTGTTAGTAATGATTGCAACAGGATTGGCAGAGATAGCAGCATAGAAGGCTTTCTCGCTGGCTACCAAGCCGCAGCGCCGCAGTGGATCTCGGTGAAGGATCGGCTGCCGGAGCGAGATCTTAATGTATTGGCATGGATAAAATGTGGAACGAGCGAATATGTTTTTATTGAAACTGCATCAGGAGATCCTAATATGTGCAGTGGATGGAAACATTATAATAAAGATCAAGTCACCCACTGGATGCCCCTACCCCAGCCGCCGAAGGAGGAGAAGTGACTTTTTCTTTGGTTGGAGAACTGCCTCGTCACATCTATTGTTTTGTTGACAGCACTTACACACATACTAAGTCGCAAGGGTTTTTACCGTGTGTTTGGTTTGGTTTGGTTTCATATCCTGGCAGAACGTGGGGCTGTACGGTGATGTTGGAGTGTGGAGCGATTTATAGAAATGTTCCAGCTCATGCAATAGCTTTTGACACGTTCCCAGTAGAAAACTGGGCAGCAGATGAAGCTCAAACTTGGAACTGTTACGGTGAGCAGTTTACGACCCTTGAGTATAAGTATCTTACTGGTCTGGAGTGTAAAGCTAAGTGCAAAGATGGTTCTTATAACGGAACGTATTTGTTTACTGCTGCTCCTGTAGGTGACGGATTCTCTGCATATCCTGAGCAAGCCAAAGAGTTTTGTTTTATTCAGTTAAACATTGGCAGACTGACCATCCAGCCGACTAACCATGTGGTTTTTAGGGAACGTAGTTTTACCGACAATAAGTTAGAGTTTCCTAGCGGATTACGACGGCAAACAGATGTATGGAGTGCGGAATAACGTGGAGGTTCTATGACCGAAAAGATTTACGACGATGAATTGCAACTTATAAACGAACTTGCCACACAACACATTCAGCAATCATATTCGTGCAAGAAAAACAGCGTCACTTTTAAACTTTTAATGGATTCATTTTTAGTGGGCTACCACATTGGCAAAAGAGACGGGCGTTTCAATGAGCTGGATTTGTTTCATAAATACCTAACGGAAGCCAACAATCTACGGCGGTGTTTGAAAGATGAGCGCAGAAAGTTTGAACTTGAGAAGCAGGAAGTTGAAAAGAAAATGATTGATATTGAATCTAAAACTATTCGATTGCTTCACCTTCGAGATTTTGTGCATGAAAAAGTAACCGAATTACGGACCCTGAAAAAAGTATTAAAAGAAGGATTTGCAATTAAACAAGTGGAGGGACCATGCAACACTACGATCTAGCTTTAGAACATTGCGCCAAGATACCATATTCATCAGGACGATTTGAGGCGTATGACGCTTTTGTAGCTGGTTACGAGGCAGCCTTAAACCAGCTTAAAATGCCCACCATTGAAAAAGCGGTTGCCACTCTGGACAAACCCTCGGATAATAAAGGCAGCGCACAGCAAGCCGCATAGGAGCTATAATGCCACTCAACAAGAAAGGCCTTAAAATTAGGGAAGCCATGGAAAAGTTCTATGGCAAGAAGAAGGGCGATGAAGTGTTCTATGCTTCTGAGAATAAGGGCAACATCAAAGGCGTTACCAAGAAAAAGAAGAAGTGAGACGTTACAGGCTAAAATTCTGCATAGCCTGTCAAAAAGTACACGACGACAAACAGCCCTGTATTAAAATTCAATCAAACAGCATTTTCTGTATTGGCAAGCGTAATAAGTAGTTCCATGCTGGCAGCGTGGATAAACGAGCTGAACGGCTCCGCTCACGATTAGACTTGGTTAGGCGTCTCTATCGCCAGAAGCTACTTGCCGCTGTGGATTCAGCTAACCCTGAAGAAATTATTCGATGTTCCTATGTTCTAGGTTATATCGACGCTGTGATTAAGCTGGATCATTTACCCATCAACGATATACTGCCACTGTTTCAAAAACAGGATGAGCCTTTAACGCACTAATATGGTCAACGGTAAAAAGAAGGGTTCAGCAGGAGAGAGAGAGCTTGCTGCTAAGTTTAGAGAGCATGGCTTCACCGCCAGGCGTACCCAACAGTTTTGTGGGGCCGCTGGGGACGCTGACGTAGATTGTGCCGAACTCTCCACATTTCATATAGAGTGCAAGCGAGTGGAGCGGCTTAATATTGACCAAGCAATGGAACAAGCAGAGCGGGATTGCTACGAGAAAACCCCTATCGTCTGCCATAGGCGCAACAACAAGCCATGGATGGTTACGATGCTTTTAGACGACTGGATTGCTTTGGTGCGAGATGCGGAGCAGACCGAGTCTTAACCAGCATCAAGAGCATTTATCTTTAGACACTCCAGAACGGACGTTATGGTTAGCCGTTATTGAAAGAGCCCTAAAAGACTACTGCTTCTTTTTTGATAGAGTTTTACGAAACAATACTAATTGGAATATAGAGATTAAGCCGGAGTCATTCATGAATCCAAAGGCTGCAATCTTTAAGAAACGAATAGGTGAGTTTCAGCGTCTAAGATGGTTTTTGTTTCATCCAGTCGGCGAGCCATTCAACCTAGAATATCTTGGTGATGTGCTCTATGAGCCGGAACAGGATATGGCTGGTAGAATACGGAAGAAGGCAGCTAAAGTATTTAAGCGCCACCTAGACGAAGCTAGGGCATCTGGCATCTATCCACTACTGGTTGAGTATGTAGATAAAAATACGGGGGCCAACAATGTAGCCCCCGCACTAGAACCGTCACCGTTACGGCATAAACGGTATAGACTCAAAACCGATGTTTAGCTTTTCTTCTTCTTGTCTTTCAGTGACCAAACCTGGGACACACCGTAAAGCACAGCGCCGCTAAGTACAGGCTCGGCAGCAGTAGCCAGATTGTGAGCATCAGCCTCAGAAACTCCAATAGTAAGAAGGCTACCGGCTACTAAAGTGAGCAAGTGCCGAACAATGGACGCAAAAATGATTGGCATAAGATTCCCCTTGTTTTATCAAAATAACTACTATCAAATTTACAATTCCTCTTTCGAGGGTCTACAAAAGAACCAACATTGCAATTCATCCATGGTTCCCAATAGAAACTAATATCACAGTCTTTGGATAGTCTTACGAAACGAGCTAAGTCTATCGTTCTACCATCAGTTCCGTCTAGGTCTGTTATACATTCTCCAGCAACCATAGGAGTCGCCCCGTGTCGCTCACAGATTTCTCCGGAAACACAACGTCCACGAAAAGGACTGTCCACAGGAATACACTGAGGCACAGCAAGACGTACAAGATTAAGTAGTTTCTTTCGAGCTTTAACATTCAGGTCACACTCTAAACAGGGTGATAAATAGCAAGTCAAACCATCCTTAGCTTTGTCTATTCGCTTTTTAAATCGATCCAGTACTGCATTAAACTTGCGATAAAACCGCTCATCGTTTCTTAGTACTTTACGAGTCGCTGATGCCGCTGTCTCACGGTATAGAACCTCGTATTTACCACAACGCTTATTTCTCATACACGGAGAGTTTATGAGGTGTACCCGTATGACCTTATGCTTGGTACTGCTTAAAAGGCGGTCAGCACACTTACAGGATGCTCCAAATGTATTCTCAAGCCATCCAGTGAATATAACGCTAGAGTCCTGCCACGTTCCTTCTATGGCTTTACAATCGAAGTCTTTATGGCAAAGGCCAAGGTAGCTGGCACCCTGAGCGTGAACCGTACCAGTCAGTGCTAACAGCACTATGAGCAGTCTCATTTGTCCAAAGCTCTATCTAGCTTCTTTTCTATGCGCTCTAGTCTGGACTCAATTCCATGAATCTCGCCTTTTACCACCTCGACTTCAGCGTGAAGCATATACTTGTTTTCTTCTAGCTCTCTTAAAGAGTTTTTAACAGAGCGATAATCAAGCCCAACTATGGAAACTACAACGCCAATAATGGCTTTGATTCCAAGCTCAATCCAGTATTTAACTTGTGTGAAATCGTGTTCTGTCAATGTACTCGGCCCCCACCATAAGCATCAATAACAACTAATTGAGCCTCTGGAGTATTCCCCATCTTTTCCATGAACTGCAACAAAGCAGACCGGCTTGCGAGAATGGCAGAGTCATTACCTAATTTACCAAATTGCATACCAAGAAGAATACAGCCATGTGTATCCTTATGAGTATTTCCAGCATGTATTAAAATATCGGATCTCTGAGGGACATCTTCTACCCGATACACTACCCCAAAACGGGGCGACCTGTGTAACTTAACCTTGTAGCGACCCTGAGGTATGCAACTAATCTGGCGCTCGTTATCCCGCCAGGCATCTTCCAAAGTGACAAACTCAGGCGAATCATCAAGACACAGAACGCCAAGGGTAGCCCCATTACATTCTGTTACTCTGACCAGCCTAAGCTGTCTCATGGCTTATCCTTCTAGCTCTGCAACACGAGCCTCAAGAGCTTCTACTTTAGCGTTTAGGTCTTGGATAGCTTTAATGACACGAGCATCATTTCGGCTCATATCACCTAAAAACTTAACCCCATCTGGATCTGTATATACATTGTCGGGATATACCTGCTCCACTTCTTGGGCAATAAATCCAATTTGATGTCCTGACCCATCTTTAAAATCAAACTCAACAGGACGAAGTGCTAGGATATTAGAAAGTTGACTGGGTAGATCAACAATATTTTCTTTGAGATTGACATCTGACGTTGAGAAAAACGCAGCGGCATTAGCTCCATTGCTGGCGATTCTGCCCGATGTAGTAGCACCATTGTTTATTAAAAACTGAGTAAAGTAGTTACTTCCTGCTGTAGATACGTTATCAAATTTTACAATATTTAATGGATGTACAGTGCTGTCCGAGGCACGACCTGTATAAAAAAACGATTGCCCATCATTTTCAATTAGAAACTTTGTTGATAATGATGCACTTCCATCAATACATGTTAAAAAGCGCAAACGACCGGGCATATCATTTGATGCCCCTGGGGTAGAAGCTATTTCAGCTAGTATTCCAGCACTTACATCGTATCCTGTACCATTAGCACCATAAAAATAAATAGCGCCCGTTTGATCACCACTTTGAACAATAGTGTTGGTTCCAACTGTTGCCCCTCGTGATTTTGCAAAAGCTAATTGACCTCCAGATGCCGAATTTTCAAACCGATAATTGCTTATTACTGTTTGCGTACCTTGTACGTCTAACGGATTTTGTGGACTAGTAGTTCCCACTCCTACACGATTATTAGTGCGGTCAATAAAGAGCGGTGCGCCAACTACACTGGTTACTTGGAACTGTGTGCCGTCATAAACCATCTCAACAATGTCACTGGTCTTAAACTCATTACCAGCAAGTGCAGTGCCCTGGCGCTGTAATGTTTTAGTTCCCAGGCCATTGATATTGATAGTAGCAGCGCCTGTAACGGTGGCATGAGCTATCCAACGAATTACCTGACCAGCAGCATAGGCAGTAATAGCTGGTGTTAATGAGATAGTATACGCAGTAGACGTACCGCCAGATGTAGCCCCCCAAGCTACAGAACTATCTTGTACCTGGCTTAGTTGAGCATAATCAGTTCTAGCCAATCCGAGGCCAACGCCGGTATGCCTATAACCACCCATAGGCAAATTCTGGGTAGGGCTATTTAAACCGTTCTTGTTTAGACAATCATTGATACCATTTTGAAAGTCATTGTCCTGAGTGTCATGACGCCCAGCCTCAATACCAACTCCAGCAGTAGCATCACCAGTCCAACCGCCAGTAGCAGAATTTCCTTTGGTATAACTAGATCCAGACCACGGCATAAATCACCTACACGCTATACTTGTTTTTAAGAGTTAAAACTTTATTAACATATTGACGGGTTTCTTTGGGAACAAATGTAGTTCTTAGAATGTTTTCCCACGTTGCTTTTAGTCCGGCCTTTTGGGTTTTGTTGATGGCCTTTTGTAAATTACCTGGCCCCCAGTTGTAAGCGGCCAAGGCTAGTTTGTCATTCTTAAACTGCTCTTTCATTTGAGCTAAATACTTAGTACCGCCTTCTATATTCTGTGCAGGGTCTTTTGGATCAACGCCAAGAGCCGCTGCGGTACTAGGAAGTAATTGCATTAGACCAGTGGCACCTTTGCCGCTCTTAGCTGCTGGCTTGCCTTTAGACTCTACATCAATGATAGCTCTGATAAGCGGCGGTTGGTTTTTGATAAGAGCAGAGACCTGCATTGGCTCTACGGTATTTGCTTCAGGTTGTTTAGCTGATTGAACAGATATAGGAGATGTTGCATTTATATCGGCAAGTAGTGAATCAATTTCGGAGATACCAACTGCTCCACCTAATCCAGCGCCTAATTGACTTTTGCTTGAGACTTTTGATTGGCCTTTTTGACCAGATAGTACAGGCGTTTCTTTAGCGCCAACTTGCGCCCCTACTCGACCAGTTGTAACGGCCTGTTGTTCTGCTTTGCGTAACCCTTCTATTAACGGCGATATACGAAATAATGTAGTTTGTGGATTTTGCCCAAAATATAGTTGTGCCAGTGACTCATAAAATGCCGGCTGTCGTTCGGCTGGAGCTAATGCACTTGCAAGAAATCCTTTAGCTGTTGCAACTGGTTCTGTAAGTAAGCGACCAATTAACGGTAAAGCTGCTTCTGTCTCCGCTGCTTTTTGCGTTAGTTGAAACGTATCGGATCGAGGTTGATATATTTTCTGCCCTTCAAGGATTGTGCTTTCGATTTCTAGTGGTTTGATTATTTGTTCAAATTTCTTACCCAAGGCAGCTTTTAGTTGCTTTCTTTGAGCAGGACTACCAACCAATTTAGCTATGGGCGCTTGCTCTTCCCGTCCAAGGTTTTTAGTTTGATCAACTATCTTTTGTAAATGTGAACGAACGGCAGCTTCCCAATCCGCTAATTTACCAGCTTCTTTAAAGTCTTGGCGTAGACTAGAAATAACTTCGGGTTCTAACCGAAAGATATCATTTAAAGACTGCGGATTATTTAAATCAATTTGAGATAAGGCACCAATTTTGCTTTGTTCAACGGCGTTGATGCCCTTGGACATCTTCTCATAAAGACTATTAGCCTGTTTATATTCAGGCGACAGTTCACCTAATTTGTTTACAATAGTAGTGGCGCTTTCTCCGTATGCTCTAGCTAATTCGTTATCTCCAGCTCTACGAGCAGCTTCGGCTTTGCTTTGTATAGAACGTTTGATCTGATGAATAACTTCTAAATCACGAGGATCGCGACCCATAAAGTCGGGTCGATCTAATGTTTCTTTTAAAGCCCTACGCCCAACACCTGACTTTAGAATTTTATTTACTGTTTCATCCTCAACTTGGATTCCACTGTTAAACGCCGTACTATAGAGATTCCCTACAGCGCCACTACGTTCACCATACTTGGTTTCGAGCAATGATTTCGATGCTTCAACTAGCCTACTTAATCCTTGAAATGGTGCTCGTTCAGAACTAATTACGTCAAGTTTGTTGGTAATTCGATTTACAGCATCTTCACTTCTAGCTTCGATTGCTCTACGTGCTACATTGACCGCCTCTGGCTTGCTTGCCAACATTTTAGCACTTTGATACATCGAAGGTACTTGTGCTGCTTCGGGTAAATATAATGGCAAGTTTTGGGCAGCTGCTTCTGCTGCTCTAGCTTGTGCACCGGCCAACTCTGCTGCGCTCATAGATTGTAAATTGCGAGCTGCTTCTATTTCTGCGGCTGTGTATGCTGGTCCCTTGCCAAGCCCTATAGCACCCCTTTCAGCACCAACTCCACCAGCTTCAGCTATGGAGCCGAATAGTTTGCGTCCGCCAAATTCTAATGCTTTACCAAGTACAGGAGCAGCTACACCTCCAACAATGCCACCAGTAACACCTCCGACAACAGGACCAGGGACGTTGTATCCACCTATTTCAACTGTTTCGGGCGCTGCTGTTGCTGCTCCATAAATACCGCCCTGGGCTAATCCCATTTTAGCTAACTGACTTAACGTTGGAGCAGCACCTCTAATGCCAAAAACTGTTTCTCTTACAGCTTGCGGAACCAATGCTTCACTCAATGCCAAGCGACCCATTGGCGTGGTTAGTGCATTTATAGGTGCACGAGAAGCAGCCGTTCCTATGGCCCCAGCTCGTGCCAGTTGCGCTTCAGCACTTAACCCGCCGGTTAATAGTGCGCCTAACGCAGCGCCTCCTATTTCAGAACCTAGCGCCGTGTTAGGCGCACGGGCTGCGGTCAGATCTAATGCTTGTCTTTGTTCTTGTAATAACTCGCCATATGATTTTGGCTGATCGGTTAGTCCTATATATCCGCCAAAAGCTTGTAAAGCTGGAACCGCTCTTTCACTTAGGCCAAAAGACAATCCTCGACCACCATAACCAAGCATGGCAGCCAATTCATCCAATTTGCCTATATTAACTTGTTGTGTTGCTGCTAATTGTTTATTGGCCTCCGATTCGGCCATTATAGCATCGTATTTTGCTTGTTCTGTTTGTGGTAATGGAAACGGAGCGCCGACGGATGCTGTTGCGTTTATCTCATTCAAAATATCAAAAGGATTTTGATCGGCCATTATTGTGGTCTCATTACACGCCAAACAGGGCCATAAATTTGAGCCAGATCATTAGCTTCTTTTTTTAACGACTCTATATCAGCAGGCGCTTTACTGCCGGACACAATCTCTGTTTTTATTTGCTTCAGTCGTTCCAACGCTTTTTGGCTTCCAGAAGTTTCAGGAATTGGAAACGGTAGTAGTTTTGTTCCTGCCTCTGGATCGTTTGGTTGTATTAGCTTTTCAGATTCTAAACGCTTTCGTGTCAATTCATACTGTTGTGCATACGAATTTTTAGCAGCTTCTACATACGGCTTAAAAGCATTTAACAAGTCTGCACGAGCTTGATCGCTTAATTTGCTGCCACTGGAAATAACCGCTTCCAAATCTTTTTTATACTGAGTTAGTTTGGGCATAACCGCTATTCGTGCCTCTGCTTCTTTGGGACTTGTTACCGATGTTGGATCTCCAATCTTTGTTCCCATTCGAGCAATTTCGTTATCTGCTGCTAGAGAATCTTGGCCTAACAGCATTTCGATAGAGTTATACATATTTGCCACTTGCGTAGCATTGTCACCCGCTTTGGTTAAACTCTTGCGAGCATCATCAATTCGTTCTGGTGCTTTTATAATTTTATTTTCAAGAGCCTTTTGTGCAATCTCTTGTTGCACTTTAGGCGTAACACCAGCTATGTTTATTCCAGACATATCTATGCCTAAATCTTCACTTCCACTAGGAGGTGGCGCTGCAAACAACTCTTTATATTGCGGTGGCTGATATCCTTGTTTTATAGCTTCAAGCATTACACTTTTTCGTAAATCTGCTTCGTTCTGTGCTGTTGTTTGTTTTCCAACTAATTGTTGAATATATAGTTGATTTGCTAAATCTGTTAATCGCTCCCCGCCTGGTTTTGCTATAACACCCTGTAGTTGTTCGGGAGTCGTTGCTTGAAACGCTTCCGTGACCAATGGCTGTAACGCTAGGTTTTGTTCACGAGCCTGTTGTTTTGCTTGATAACCTAATAAGCCAGCCAACAAAGCACCACCTAAAGTGACGCCTAAGTTACTTCCAACACTTGCATAGGGATTGTAAAGATTTGGTAGTGACTTTGCGATAACATTAGCACCAAGTCCGTATGGAGTTTCCAACGGACTGTAATTTACACCACTTAGGGCCGCCGCTAGTTCTGCTGGAGTTGCCATTGTTATTATCTGCTCCGAATATAATCCATTACGCCAGCACCAAGACCAGTACCTAGACCTTGGCTAAGGCCTTGACCAAAACCGCCCCCACTAGATTGATTGCCTCCATATCTGCTGCCCATGTTGGCTAATAGGTACTGGCCATAATAATCTGGCTCTGAACCACCACCTCGTGGCATAGCTCTCATTTGTTGTAGTTTGTATTGATTCTCAAGAGCTGCCATTTCCTTGGCATACTGCTGCTTCAGTGGCAGATCAAATTGTCCAGCAATCTGACCAGGCAACAGTGCGGTTCCTGTAGCTTGTAGGTATTGTTGTTGTTGCAAGCCGGTAGCTTGGCCCATAGCCATGTTCTGCGCCTCTTGGCGAGCTTGATTTTGAGCATCCGTCATCTCTCTATATCTGCGCTGATAATTCTCTCCTGACGGACTCCAGCCCTTATTAGCAGCCTCTTGATCTAAAGCTGCTTTCTGCTGTTCAAATGCTCGCTGATTACGCAAATCAAATTGATTCATGATAGCGTTATATGCTTGGTCCATTGACTGATTGAATTGTGGCTGCTGCTGTGTCAGGAATGTATTTGGATCAAACTGTTGGGCATAGCCAGCTTGCTGTTGATATATGTTAGAAGCGGTATTTTGTAGGTTAGGCCCTTTTGCTTTTTTAGCAGCTTCTTTTGCTTGGCCGCCAGTCTTTACAGCTTGGCCCTGATAATTAACGAGTTGACCCTTAGTATTACGGTAAACACCAGGTGAAAGTCTTGTAAGACCTTCGTTGGCTTTATAGTTTTTAGGTTCTTTTGCTAATGCGCCTTTTGCCATAATTATACCTGTCCACCCATATCAAATCGTATTTCAAAACCCAGTATTTGGCATGTGGTATTTTTAATCGATCCAGCGAATCGAATAGCTGCACAATGCCCCTGACCTTTTACTGCATACCTATTAAAAATGTATTCAGCCTCGGAGGACCACGGACTTCCCCAAGGCGTAAATGTTGGCACTCCGCCAGTGCTTCCCCACGTGGTAAATGTTCCAGGGGGCGTTGTAATAGTTTCTACGGTCGTTCTTCGCTTGAAATCAGTATCAAGGCCAAGTGTTAAGGAAAGTCCACGTTGGGTTTTGAGTATTGGCCGGATATCTTTAAAAGCTTTGTAATTACCCCGTGAGCCATAGAAACTAAACGCTGTTCGGCCAGCGAATATAATGGGTGACCCAGTGCTAGACGTAGTGACCTGATCGGCATAACCAGTTTCGCCTTTCCATATAATGCCACTGGCTGAACCATAATACGGTAAATTATTGAATATGGTACTAGCTGCGGCATCAGTACCAGACGCCAACTGAAATGTTGTCCAAGCCTTAGTATCCAAACTATAAACTAAAAAGAAACTGCTGTTTCCATTAGTGGGAACGTTTATATAAACCCTCCGTCCACCGGCCCATAAGAAACCATACCAAGCATGATCAAAGGGAGTATTAACAGCATAATCCGTAATCATCGGATTGATCTTCTGTCCCACTACATTTAATGCTTGCTCTGGATCGATAGTAAATAAAGCAGATAGGGGTACAATACCCTGCTGCGTTAAAATCCAAGTATCCTGATTAACTCGTACATACGAACGATAACCAAGCGGTTTACCGATATAAAAACGAGCAACTTGAGTCCAATTAGCGTCGTCTGGCCCATCGCCAGCGTACATGATGATTTCACCTTCTGAGCTGATAGCGTAAAAATATTCAGCCGAGGTACTAGCGGTTTGATTAGTAAAGCTACCAGTCCAAAGAAGAAATCCACCTTGAGTAAGATTATAACCCAAATCTTCTTTTTTAAGCGCTGGAGAGCCAGACGTTCCCCCTTGATCTACGTTACTATACCAAACTTTTCCTGTTCCTTTTTCAACAAAGAAAATACGGCGTTTATACGAAGAACAAGTAACAAGATTTGGAAAGCTAAGACCAGCGCCAGTATAAGTTACGTTTTTCGCCGTACCACCAGTTACAGTTCCATATACTTGAGGGTAGTCAGCACCAGAGGCATTTGTAAGATAGATATTATTTTCTAGGATAGCCCAGGTAAACTCTCCACTTGTATGAGGCGTTGCTTTGGTAATATCCGTAACTACGCCAACAGATGAAACTGAATACAGCTTATTAGATGTGGCAACGATAAGTTCAGTAGTTCCATCCGCCAATGGTAGACGGTGCATGAACTGAATCTCGCCAGAGATGGAAGCTCCAGTGGTCGATAGTTGAGCATACCCAAGACGTACAGTCGGAGCGCCGGCTCCAGGCAACACGTTTACTAGCTCCAGTGCTGAAGCTGGATCCATGTTGTCTATTGGACTTACTAGGTCCAACCCGCCGTATGGCGGTGACATTGTAAATCCTTCAAATCCCATACTTACTTAAATACGAAACTGAGGGCGTTGTGCAGGTGCGGATGCGCCTGGATTGTTACTATTCCCATTGTTTCCATAAAACGGCCTTAATGGACCGGTTGGCATACTTCCTATGGGTTGGATAAGTCTCATATCTGGCGGCTGCATATTTGACCCTGGATAATTAACTGGCGGATTTTGCTGAATCATTCGTTGGAGCAAATCTTGTTGCTGTTGATTAGCCCAGTTAAATCGATCGTTTGGTGTCTGCATAGCTGGACGTGGACCCCTCTGGGTTCCTCCTTGCAACCATGCTTGATCAGCAGGACTTACCGGCCCAAACTGATCATACGATACATTACTTGGCGCTTGACGTGATAACATATCTTGTAATGCGTTCATCATGTCTGGCGACATTTGTGGCGCACCTGCATAATTTTGCTGTCCTTGTCCTGGAGAAACTGGCTGCCCATTTCCAATAAGAGTCTGCCAGTTACTTTGCTGTGGCTGTGGAGCAGGTCGTGGTAGTACGCGCCCACTTGGATTCACCAAATCTCCTTTGGGATTGCGATACACACCAGGCGATACTCGCTCTAACTTTGGATTTCGTGACAATGCTCCTGCAAGTTTTGATTGTGCTGCCATATTTATCCTTTCATTTTACGATCAAGGGTTTGTCTTAATGATTCCTTTTTAACTGGTCGGGGTGCTGGCGGTGGTGTAGTTGGTTTGCCCGCATCTACTTTTGACCAATCCACATCAATAGTTCCATGATGTTCCTTGACAGCTCCAGCGGTGAGAGCTTGTTGAGCAATATCTCGCCTTTGTTGCTCATTAAACTTACCAAGCCAATCGTTCCCATATTTTTTAAAAAATGCCGAATAACCCCAAATATCTTCTGGTCGTAAATCTTTTACATCACGAGATTTGGCAAACGTAGGATTGCCATATTGACCTTGTGCTACCTTTGCTTCCTCTTGAGCAATCAACTCGTCTCTAGTTCTTCCTTTTCTAAGTTCCATGGCGCCACGCAACTCAGGGGGTATATTGATTCCTTGATCAATGAGTTTTTGAAGGCGGTTACCTTCAGTTTTATATCGGTTGGTATCAAATAATTCGTTGGCTCCAGCCATTCCTAATCCAACACCAGCGCCAATGACTGCTCCCCATGGACCAAAATAACTACCCATGGCAGCGCCAGAAGCCGCTCCTTGCAAATATCCTCTTCCGCCAGTTCGTTGATTAGCTAACAGATCGACAGTTCCAATAGCTCCTAAAGCTGGTAGGTAATAATTACCAGCCGAACCAATTCCACCTAAATCGAAACCGCTGGGGGCGCCCACTAATTTTGCTCCAACTAACTTAGGCGTAGCAACGTTTGTTTGTCCAAATGCCTCAGCACCTCCTAGCATACCTGGCATTTCAACTGCCCCCGCCGTTCCGCTGCCAAACAAACTGCCAAGTTGTTGAGCACCATACATGCCCGCAAGTGTTCCACCAAGTTGCCCAAATTCTTGTTGCTGCTTTGCTTTGGCTGCTTCTTTAGCTCGTTGCTCTGGCGTCTTGCCAGGACCAAACCGTTCAGTAACCATTCTATCAATGGTAATAGGATCAAGACGTTTAGTGCGTAGCCAGGCAATATAGGCCACAGGATCTTGATATGTAAGTTGAGGATCACCTTGTGGTTGTGTTGTTGGTCCTGCGTATGCCACTATGCTCTCCTCAAAATTGCAGTTGGATCCACATCCAATTCATTTGGTTTTATTCCCAATCGTTTTAGTACATCACCAATAGTAAATTTTTGTTGTGATTTATATGGTTCTAAAACTTGGTCTAACGAATCTTGTCCAATAAACTTTGCTATTTTTGCCAAGTTGTAATCATCATATTTCAGTAGATCGGGATCATCTGTAACTATAATTACATCTTCTGGGCGTACTGTTTTTTCAGCCATAACGTCCTTTAGATCCACGTTCCAAATACAGCGGTTCCACTACGAGCAAACAACTCTGCCCTAGTGTGACCACCAGCATAAATTATCTTTCCAGGGTTATCCCTACTAAATTCTTCATGAAGTTGTTGAAGGAATGTTGGTTGCACTCCAGTTAATCCGTGGATTTGAGCAAACCGCTCAAGAACTCCCTGCTCAACTAACTTTTCATTGAAGATACTTACATCGGTGTCAGCTAAAAACTTATCGTAAACTCCGTTAAAGTAATCCCAGGTTACGCTACCGTCTGATGCCGATCCGCTTGTATGGGTTGGAGGCGTTGCTCCTGTAGTTCCACCTGCGGTAGTGGAATAGTAATTGCCGTTGTAGAAGCAGTAGGCTCCTGCTGAAAAAGCAGTTGAAGCAGTCCAAGTTTTTGGCTTAACACTACGGTCAGCAATATACTCAAATACAACAATGTTGCCATTATTGTTAGCGCCAGGAGTCGGGCTAATAAGTAACTCAGTATTGGAAATACCACGAATCTGCATCCTTTGATAAACAGTCGTATTAAGTCCAAAGCCCCTAATTTCGCCATATTCCTGCTCCGACATTGGCCCAAGGATTCGCCAACGTGTTGAACTGTTCCAGAAAGTTTCGTACTGATACCAGGAAAAAGCGGCGGGCAAGGCATACGTCGCCTGCCCGCCTACGAGAGTAATACTGCCGGACGCATAACATTTTGGCCAAGGATATGCCTCAAACATATCTCGATTGACTCTTTGCGTAATGGCCAACAACTGTTTAGTCGTAGTCTCAGTAGATCCTATAACCGCTGACTCAACGGTATATCCACACTCATTGGCTACGTTCTGAACAATTGTTGCTAAACTCATACTTTACGTGGTCGCCCCCTTCGCTTTGGCGCATCCTCAGTCGAGTCTACGGTGAGATCATCCATGACCACAGATTCTTGGATCACCTCCTTTCGCATACTACGCAGGTCGGTGCCTTCATTGGCCTCGACTCTTTGCATTAGTAGTTCAAGCTGTTGCTCCATTTTGGCCGCTCGTTTCTGCTCTCGCTCTAGCATCTCTCTCAGCTTTACAACTTCTGACTGAGATGAGTTAGCAGCCTTCATCCACTCTTGTGCCAATTTAACAAAACGAGACAAAGAACCAAGACGGCGTTTAACTTCGTCATTAGCCTCAGCAAGTTGCTCTACAGTCTTAAAACCCATGTGCTGCAATTCTCGTACAGCGGTCCCAGGAATAGGCGGCCATTGAACAAGTGGGGTTCCACTGTCTACTGGTTCATTACCAACCTGAAATGCTTTATATTCTTGGGGGTACTCTTGAATATCCTGCGGCTCTATACGTCTAACGGTCTCGTCACCACCAGGCCATTGGATTGAGATCGAAGGAATTTCATCGTAAATCGGACGTCCTTCTTTTAGGGTTTTTTCTCGATTCTCATTATACGCATTAAAGAACTTCACATTAGCGCCCTGGAATCGACGCTTGGGCTGCATCTGCCCATTCATTATTGAGTTCCAATCAATTTGTGCCATATTTCTCCATAGGTTAAATGAGCTTTATGCTCATCTCCCTTTATAGCACTAACCTTCAATAACGACGATGGTGTTAATAGATGCGCCACTTGTCTGATACGCCGTTATCGTCCCCGACGGCAAAGACATATCTTTTAGAACAAGCGTATTCGATCCGGCAGTTGACGGAAGCACATATCCCTTGTTGGTGGCGCTAGGAGTGATTCCCGTTAGCGTTTCACCATTTAAGCCAACCATAATATTAGCAGCCGAATTGTTTTGAATTATTAGTAGCTTGCGATTGACATTAGCCGCTAAAATCGTTGTGCTTGTCGCCGTGGCGATTGTAGGTGTTGTAGTAACCAGAGCGCCCGAATAAATTGTCATAAATCACCTAAAA